CGATTATGAACTTGAGATACTTAGGAAAATCGGAGAAGATATGAATATGGCTACTGCTGAGTGGAATGGGCATAAACATCAGCCTATTCCGGATACTGACGAATGGATATATTTAGTTCAGTATACGGCAGGAGCTGAAGGATGGAATTGCATTTCTACAAATGCTATAATTTTTTACTCTCAGAATTACTCATACAAGTCTACCGTTCAAGCGGCTGGACGAATTGACCGTATGAATACGCCGTTTACAGATTTATATTATTATCACCTTAAGAGCAGGTCTTCTATAGACTTGGCTATACACCGAGCACTTATAAAGAAGAGCGCCTTCAACGAGAGAGTGTTCGTAGCCAACTCGAAAAACAGGTAAAAAGTGGCCCACAAAAATTACATATGGTATAATAGGAGGAGAGAGAATAACCTTTTTTATTTTTAATAAAATTGGCATTCTCTTATTTTTTTGCGCGCAAGAGGGGACAACCATGTTAGAAAATAAGTTTCAAGCAAATCTTATTAAAGAACTCAAAGAGATGTTTCCTGGATGTGTGGTGATGAAAAATGATTCTTCATACATTCAGGGCATTCCTGATTTGACAGTTCTTTATAAAAATCATTGGGCTACTCTCGAATGCAAAAAATCTGAGAGTGAATCATTCAGACCTAATCAGAGATATTACATCAACCGAATGAATGAGATGTCGTTCTCTGCTGCTATATACCCAGAAAATAAAGAGGAGGTACTGAATGAACTTCAACACGCATTCGAATCTTGAAGGACAGCATGCATTCTTAAGTGCTAGTAAGTATCACTGGATCAACTATGATGAAGCGAAACTTGTAAACACTTATGAGAAATACAAAGCTGTTCAGCGAGGAACTATATTGCATGATTTTGCTCGTCAATGTATAGAGTTAGGACAGAAACTACCTAAATCTAAGAAAACCCTAAATCAGTATGTCAATGATGCTATTGGGTACAGAATGACACCTGAGCAAATTCTGTATTATTCAGATAATTGTTTTGGAACTGCAGACAGTATTTCTTTTAAGAAAGATTTTCTGAGAATCCATGACTTAAAGACCGGCGAGACTAAAGCGCATTTCGAGCAGCTTGAAGTCTACGCCGCTTTATTTTGTCTTGAATACAGAACTAAGCCGGGAGAAATCGGAATGGAACTTAGAATATACCAATCCGATGATGTACAAATCTACGAGCCAAATCCAAAAGACATTGTCAAGATTATGGATAAAATCGTGATATTTGATAAGCGCATTGAGAAACTGAAAGTGGAGTAAGAAGATGAATGACGAATTAATGCATTACGGCACTCCTCATGCAGGATCAACACCGCATTCTGGACGATATCCTTGGGGCTCTGGCGATAATCCAGGAGGATTTGATATTAGAGCATATACCAAGCAGATGCGTGCCGATGGTATGAATGACACTGCAATCGCTAAATCTTTAGGTATGAGTACCAAAGAGTTTAGAGAAAACATTTCAATTGCTAAAGAACAGCAAAGAGCTGCCGACTCTGCTAGAGCATTAAGTCTTAAAGATCACGGATATTCTGTTCAAGAGATAGCTAAGAAAATGGGCATGCCTCAGTCTACTGTCAGAAATTATCTTGATCCGACTCTTAAAGAGAGAGCTAATAAAACAAGTAATGTTGCTGATGTTCTTAAATCGAGAGTCGGAAAGAATAATTATATCGATGTAGGTAAAGGTGCAGAGATATATTTGAACGTGTCCGACACAAGACTTAATTCAGCAGTTAAAAAGCTTGTTGACCAGGAAGGATACACTTTACATTATATTCGTGTAGAGCAAGCTGGAAATCCTGGTAAATTTACATCAATTAAAGTATTAGCGCCTCCTGGAACTAATTGGGTTGATGTGAATAAGAATAAAGATAAAATTAAAATGATTCAGGACTACCATTTCAATGATGATGGTAAGACTGGAAGAGGAATATATCCTCCTAAGAGCATTGATGCCTCAAGAATTAAAATATGCTATGCCGAACAAGGCGGAACTGAGAAGGATGGAGTTATCGAACTTCGTAGAGGAGTTGAAGATATTTCTTTGGGGAACTCTCAGTATGCGCAGGTTCGTATAGCGGTAAACGATACTCATTATCTTAAAGGAATGGCTCTGTATTCAGATGATATTCCAAAAGGATATGACATTGTATTCAATACCAATAAACATGAAGGCACTCCGATGCTCGGACCAAAAGATAATTCCGTTTTGAAGCCTCTTAAGAGAGATAAAGATGGAAATATCGACCAGCAGAATCCATTTGGAGCAACAATTAAAGATATTACAGCTGGTGGACAGCGATTCTATGAAGATAAGAATGGCAAGATGCAGCAGTCTGTAATAAATAAGGTCAAAGATGAAGGCGATTGGGAAACTTGGAAGAAAACCCTTTCGTCTCAATTTCTTTCTAAGCAAAATGAGCCTCTTATTAGAAGACAGCTCGATTTGACTTATAAAAATAAGGTTGCTGAGTATGAAGATATCAAATCTTTAACAAACCCAACAATTAGAAAGAAATTACTAGAATCTTATGCTGATGATTGCGACGCTTCTGCTGTGCATTTGAAGGCTGCTTCGCTTCCAAGACAGACTTTTCAGGTAATACTTCCTGTTAAGTCACTTAAGGATAACGAAGTATATGCTCCAAACTATAGAAATGGTGAACAAGTGGCTCTGGTTCGCTATCCTCATGGTGGAACATTTGAGATTCCGCTCTTGACAGTAAATAATCGTCAGAAAGAGGCTAAATCTATACTTGGAGGAGCTAAAGATGCTATTGGTATTAACGCTAGAGTAGCTGAACGTCTGTCAGGAGCAGACTTCGATGGCGATACTGTAATGGTAATACCAACATCTCAAACAAAGGTTGTATCAACACCACCATTAGAAGGTCTTAAGAATTTCGATCCTAAAGAAAAGTATCGTGGCTATGAAGGAATGCCAAGACTTGAAGGCAAGCATAAGCAGCAGGAAATGGGTAAGACTACAAACCTGATTGCTGATATGACCCTTAAAGGAGCGAAGGCTGACGAAATAGCACGTGCTGTTCGTCATTCGATGGTTGTTATTGATGCTGAGAAACATAACTTAAACTATCAACAGAGTTATGTTGATAATGCTATTGCGGCACTCAAGAGAAAATACCAACCACATGAGAATGACAATGGTGGAGGTGGTGCTTCAACCATTATTACAAGAGCCAAGTCAGAATATAGAGTCGATGAAAGAAAAGATCGTTATAAAGTTGACCCTAAAACTGGCGAGAAAATATTTGAGTACACAGGAAGAGAATACGTAGATAAAAATGGTAAGACCGTAAAGAATACCACCATATCTACGAAAATGTACGAAGCAAAAGATGCATATGAATTAGTAGGCGATAAAAATAACCGTAAGGAAATAGCTTATGCAGAATATGCAAATAAAATGAAAGCGATGGCAAACGATGCAAGAAAAGAAGCCCTTGCTACTCCATCCTTAAAATATAGTCCTTCTGCTAAGAAAGTATATGCAGAAGAAGTTGCTTCGTTAAATGCGAAACTAAATGTGGCACTTAAGAATGCACCTCTTGAACGGCAAGCTCAGCTTATGGCCGACAAGAATATACGGGATCAGAAAAAGGCCCATCCTGATATGGAAAAGGATGACCTAAAAAAGATAAGAACCCAATCTATTGCGGCTGCCCGTTCTAAGGTTGGTGCAGGAAAAGAACAGATTGAAATAACAGATAGAGAATGGGAAGCAATACAAGCCGGTGCTATAAGCGATAATAAGCTTAGGAAAATACTGGACAATACAGATGCTGATGCACTAAAGAAGCGCGCTATGCCAAAGAATAGTAGAGGTATTAGTGATGCTATGCTTGCTCGTGCTAAGGCTATGAAAAATAACGGCTATACATTAGCAGAGATAGCAGATCAGTTATCAGTATCTACTTCTACACTATCTAAAGCATTGAACTAGAAAGGAGTGGTGACATGGCTAATGAAGTGATGCTTACTACTAAGGACAATCCTTACAATCCTTTCGAACAGTTCGATGAATGGTATCTGTTTGATGAACTAAGTGGATACCACACCTGTGGCCTGCTCGATCGTTTTGCTAATGTTAATGATGAGATGTCAGAAAGTGACAAAAGTCTAATGATTGACATAGCAATCGAAGAGATTGTAAGCCTTGAGCCTGAGATCTACAAGAAAGTAGAAAGAACTCAAATATAAATATAATTTAAATATCACATAGGGGGGAGGGTGTCTAAAAATGCACCCCCCACCCCTCATCGCGCCGGCCTTAAAATTTTCTCCGGCGGTGATATTTTATATTTACTCCTGAGTTAAAACTCAGAGAGTATTCTTTCTTGAAGTGCAGAGGTGATTTGTTCCCCGTAATTTTGCTCCTTTGTGCGTGTAAATAGTATCCCAAAACTTCCCTAGATGTAGTTTAATCTCTGCACTTCAAGAAGGAATATTGGCAAAAGTGGTGACAAAGGAGTGAATAGTTATGGCAAAGAGAACGAGCAATCGTACTAAGCCTCATTTAGACCCTAATTCCAGACTTCAGCAGCTTAGTGGCCTGGCGTTAGATGAGATGGAGAGACGTGTCAGAGAAGGAATAGCGACATCGCAGGAGCTGACAACGCTTGCAAAACTCGGTTCCGAGAAGACACTTCTCGAAAACGAACGGCTTAGAAGCGAGAATGAATTACTTAAAGCAAAGAAGGTCGCATTAGAGTCTGCAGGAAGAGTTGAAGAACTGTATGCAGAAGCTATTCGTGCGTTTAAGACCTATAGTGGTCAGGATACCGGTGAAGACAATGAGAACATATTCTGAACTCATCACAATTCCTAATTTCCTTGACAGATTTCGATATTTGAAATTGGATGGCGTGGTCGGGGAGGAAACTTTTGGAAGCGAACGATATTTAAACCAGAAGTTTTATCACAGCGCCGAATGGAGAAATCTTCGGAATAGGATTATAGTTCGCGATATGGGCTGCGACCTTGGAGTTGAAGGATTCGAACTTAATCAACGGGTTTACATTCATCATATGAATCCTATATCGTCAAAAGATATTCTGCATAGATCAGACGATATTATGAATCCGGAATATTTGATTTGTTGTTCGTATAACACTCATCAGGCAATACATTACGGCGATGAGACGCTTCTTACCGTTCTTCCCGTTGAGCGATTTGCGAACGACACATGCCCTTGGAAGGTATAGATATGAATAGTATTTTAGAAAGCGTTAAGAAAATGCTTGGTATTCCGACAGAATATGAGGCATTTGACGACCAACTTATAATCCACATCAATTCTGTATTTTCAGTTCTTAATCAGCTTGGCGTTGGCGACGGTAAATTCACAATCACAGGACCCGATGAAACATGGGAAGAATACATTGAGACTGAAGACGACCTCGATATTGAAGAGGTACGTTCTTACATGTACCTGAAAGTAAGAATGATTTTCGACCCGCCAACAAGCAGTATTGCTGCAGAAGCGTTTAAAGCTCAGATTGCAGAATTTGAGTGGCGACTCAATGTAGAGGCTGATGATTGGAATGAATGACGGAGGTTGAGGTATGATACTTGATTACGGGTAAGAGTGATGATTAGGAATATTAATACAATCAGAATGGGAGTTTATTATGTGGAAGTATAATGACGAACTTTACCATTATGGTGTTCTGGGAATGCGCTGGGGAATCAGACGATATCAACCATATTCTGTGACAGGTCCTCGAAAAGGCGGAAAAACCGGTAAAGAGATTGGTCTTGCCAGACGAGTTAGAAAAGGCGGTAGCGTTGCTAAATCGTCCGTCATTAAACTGGCTCGAGGAACGAAGCATGTTGCAAAAGCCGCTGGACATGGGACTAAAGTTGCTGTTAAAGCCGTTGGTTCTGGTGCCAAGAAGGTTGTTAAAGCTGGCGAGAATTCTTATAAGGCCGGTAAGAATATGGTCGAAAAAGTCGACAAGATGTCTGACGACAAGATCATAAGATCTGGAGATCCCAAACTCGTTTATAAGAAGAGAGGGCGCCTTGATCAGAAACAGCTCGATGAAGCTATAAAAAGAATCGAAACTGAGAGGAAACTTAAAGATCTCGGTAAATCCAAAATCGAAAGATATTTTGAGCGTGGAGAAAAGACAGTTGCTGATGCCGTTTTCGACGGCGGCGGAAGAGCTTTAAAAGATATATCCAAAGATACCACTCTTCATGTCGTAAAGAAAGCTCTTAAGAAAGAGAAGATGACTGGAGAGTCGCTTGCTGATGCTATTGGCAATAATGGCGGAAAGACCAATAAGGTCACACAGGATATGGTCTCCAAAATCAAAGATCTTTTAGACGAAGGAGTTGAATACGATGAAATTGCTGAAAGAGTTTCGGAAGATTATTCTAGCTCCGGAGGCAATAAGAAAAAGAAGAATAAGAAGAATAAATAATTATGTTATCAAATACGGCAACCCCTAAATACTACGGTAGATTCAGGGATGCCGTAATCAGAGGGGAAATTCCAGTAAACGAAGAGATATCGCTAGAAATGAATCGGATTGATGATTTGATAGCGGACCCTACCATCTATTATGACGATAAGGCGATGGATGGGTTTGTCGCTTACTGCGAGAACGAATTAACCCTGACTGATGGTTCAGATTTGAAACTTCTTGATACTTTTAAACTTTGGGCTGAACAAGTTTTCTGTTGGTATTATTTTGTAGAACGTTCAATATATGTTCCAGGCGAAAACGGAAAACGCGGACGGTACGTTCGAAAGAAGGAGAAGTACAGACTGACCAACAAACAATATCTGATAGTCGCGCGTGGTGCTGCTAAGTCTATGTATGCTTCATGTATACAAAATTTCTTCTTAGTTGTAGACACAGCGACGACTCATCAGATAACCACATCTCCAACCATGAAGCAATCTGAAGAGGTTATGTCGCCTATCAGAACTTCTATCACAAGGGCTAGAGGTCCTATGTTCCAGTTCTTAACGGAAGGATCTCTACAGAATACGACAGGTTCAAAAGCAAAGCGGCAGAAGTTATCGCCAACGAAAAACGGTATTGAAAACTTCTTAACTAGTTCGCTACTTGAGATTCGTCCGATGAGAATTGATAAACTTCAGGGTTTGAGATGTAAAATAGCCACCGTTGATGAGTGGCTTTCTGGAGATCTGCGAGAAGATCCTATAGGTGCTATCGAACAAGGCGCTTCTAAGATTAAAGATTATCTTATCGTTGCGACAAGTTCTGAAGGAACAGTTCGAAACGGCGCCGGAGATACCATTAAGATGGAACTCATGGACATCCTTAAAGGTAAGTATATCAATCCGCATGTTTCTATTTGGTATTATAGGCTGGACGATATCGCGGAAGTAAACGATCCATCCAAATGGCTTAAGGCAAATCCCAATCTTGGTAAGACTGTGACATATGAGACTTATCAGCTTGATGTCGAACGAGCAGAGCATAACCCTTCAGCTCGAAACGATATTTTAGCAAAGCGTTTTGGTATTCCTCTTGAAGGCTATACTTACTTCTTTACGTATGAAGAGACGAAAGTTCATAATAAGAGGAATTTCTGGAGAATGCCTTGTGCTATGGGCGCGGATATGTCTCAGGGAGATGACTTCTGTGCTTTTACATTTTTATTCCCTCTGCCCAATGGCGGATTTGGTGTCAAAACAAGAAGCTATATTACTGATCTTACTTTCGGTAAACTTCCAGGGGCTATGAGAATGAAGTATGAGGAGTTCATCAAAGAAGACAGTCTTGTTGTCATGCCCGGAACGGTCTTAGATATTCATAATCAAGTTTATGAGGATCTTGATGAGTACATCGTTAAGAACGAATACGATGTTATATGTTTTGGGTACGACCCGTATAACGCCGAGGAATTTGTAAAGCGTTGGGAATCTGAATATGGTCCGTTTGGTGTCGAGAAAGTAAAGCAGGGCGCGAGAACAGAAAGCGTCCCACTTGGAGAACTTAAACTCCTTGCTGAAGAACGTATGCTGCTGTTTGATCAGGGGATTATGAGTTTTACTATGGGTAACTGTATTACTATCGAAGATACAAACGGAAATCGTAAACTTTACAAGAAACGTAGAGACCAGAAAATCGATAATGTCGCTGCAATGATGGACGCATACATTGCATACAAACATAATAAGGATGCGTTTGACTAATGTGGACATATAATTATACAGACGAGCTTTATCATTACGGTGTTCTTGGTATGCGGTGGGGTGTCCGTAAAGATAGATATACGTCTTTAACGAATAAACGCGATAGATTGAATTCAAAACGCGAAAAGAACACTAAACGTATGGCCAAAAATCAAGCCGTAATAGATAAGTATAATACTAAACTTGCGCAGCCTAACTCTAGAAAGAGAGACGCTAAAGCGGCTAAGTATCAACGCAAACTCAACAGCGCCGATAGAAAAGCTTCATATGCTAAAAGGCGACTTGCTCGTGGAAAACGCATTAGCGATCGCCAGATGAGAAACATTGCCCGAGCAGAACGTTATCGCGGAAAAGTTGCGGCTTATTCTCAGAAGAATGACCGATGGCTTTCTAAAGTTTCTAAGTATGAGTATAAAAACGCTAGGCTAGCTAGGAAGAATGAGCGAATCGCAAAGAAGATTTCCAAGATTAATACCGATATCAAACTTGAGAAAATTAAAAATAGCGATGCGTATAAAGTAGCGTCATCTATTGCGCCATTTGAAACCGCAAGAAAAAGGCTTTTGAACGGTTCCGATGATGAACGTAAAGCCATTAACTATGTATATAATTCTTTCAAAGGGAAAAACGCTTCTGACGAAATTACGGCGCTTGCTATGGAGAGCTATGCGTTTGCGAGAGCATTAGACGAAGCCGATTCAAAAACTGTTAAAAACCATAAGCCTACATATTATGGTGAAAATTGGGAAAAGAATCGCGATAAATTGACGGATGAAGCGTATCGTAGGTCGAAAAAGCGCAATAAGCGTATAAGGTATTATTAAACAAGAAAGGATAAGCCATGAGAACAAACAATGACTGGTGGACTTATCTTGATGGCCAGAACGAACTCATGCATTATGGCGTGAAAGGCATGAAATGGAAGAAAGGCCGTAAGTATATCAAGATGATTGGCAATAGATATTTCTATTCACCAGATGAAATTAAATCATTTTATAATCAGCAGCGCGGAAGCGCCGCCGGAAGAGACGCCGGTAATATGAATTCTCTGTGGATGCAGAGAAATAGAAGAATTGCAGATGCTAATAGATTCCGGCAGGGCGCATACGAATGGGGCACCAAAACCAATCGTGACTCCTATTATAGAACTCAGAAGATGCTGGATAGGGGTCAAAAAGCCAGCGTGAGAAACGCTAATAGAGATTATGCTATTGGTGTAGCAAAGTCTAAGGCGGATAAATATTTGACTCCTGTTGCTAAAACAGCAGATAAAGCCACAAGCAAAATTAGAAAGCGTGCTGGCAAACGTATCAGCGATGCTTACGATGAAGCCGAAAAGAGAGCGACTTCTGCCGCTAAGAAGGTTTCTAAAAAAGCAGGCGATATGTATAACGAGACTAAAAAGAAGGCTTCTCCATATGCTAATAGCGCTCAGCGTGCTGGAAATAAAGCTGTCGGAAACATCAAGAAGGGTGTTGCTAAAGGTACAGCTCCAATTCGTAAAGCACAAGCCGATCGCGTAATCAACAAAGCTAAGAAAGATGCGGCTTTCGGATTTTCTTCCAACGAAGGAAAGAAGAATATGTACATCAAGGATAGAGACGCAAATTCTGTTAGCGGACGTTTGAAGAAGCTTAAAAACTCTAAGCGCAGAAAGAAGCTAAACAATTTGAGAAAGAAGACCGAGCAAACTGTTAGCCAGATTCGAAGAAAACGGAGTTAATAGGAGGCTAACTCATGCCAAGTATAATCGAAAGAGCCAAAAATGCCTGGAATGCGTTTACCTCCAGGGATCCGACTAAACACTATTGGGATTACGGTCCGGGGTATTCATATAAACCAGACAGAGTAAGACTCACACGAGGTAACGAACGGTCTATCATCACATCGATTTATAATACCATTTCAATTGATGTTGCAGCTATATCTTTAAGGCATGTTCGCCTTGATGAAAATGGACAATATTTAGAAGATGTCGATGACGGACTTAATAAATGTCTTACTCTTAGAGCAAATTTAGACCAAACCGCACGTGCTTTTAAGCAGGATGTGGTTTTGTCGCTTTTTGACGAAGGTTGTATTGCAATCGTTCCTACAAATACGACCGGAGATCCTATGCAGGGTTCTTATGATATTAATAGTCTTAGAACTGGGAAGATTATGCAGTGGTTTCCAAAGCATGTCAAAGTGCGTGTTTATAACGAAGACATTGGAAGGCAGCAAGATATAGTTCTTCCTAAATCTATGGTTACTATCATAGAGAATCCATTTTACGCTGTTATGAATGAGCCAAACTCAACGCTTCAGCGTTTAAAACGTAAACTTACGCTTTTGGATATTGTCGATGAACAGAATAGTTCTGGCAAACTCGACGTTATTATTCAGCTTCCTTATAGCATTAAAACTGAAACCAGGCGCAAGGAAGCAGAGAAGCGTAAAAAAGATATTGAGATGCAGCTTGTTGATTCCAGATATGGTATCGCTTATATCGATGGCACGGAGAAGATTACACAGCTTAACCGGCCTGTTGAGAATAATCTACTTAAGCAGATTGAGAGTTTAACGAGTACACTATATGGACAGTTAGGACTTACTGCTGAGATTATGAACGGCACGGCCGATGAGAAAGTAATGCTTAATTATTATAATCGTACCGTAGAACCGATTTTAGCTGCTATCACAGAACCTATGGTTAGCACATTCCTCACACAGAATGCGAGAACCAGAGGTCAGACAATTAAATACTTTAGAGATCCGTTTAGATTAGTTCCTCTTAACGATATCGCA